TTCGGGTCGATTTTTGCGCCTGTTAAGGTTCAAAATCCCTTTGGTCCGGCTCCAAAATGGAGGTATCGGTAGGATATTGATGTATTAAAACATAATTAAACTGAAATTACAACACTATTTCCCCCAGTATCGAGTAGCACCTATGCATAGACTGTTTAAAATCTCCTCAGTCAATAAAGGAGAGTCGCTATATTCAGGGGAATTCCACTTTTCCCCATCAATATCACAAAGCATATTATGAAGCCATGATGTCATTTCGGGCCTATATTGTATTATAAACTCAACGGGCTTAAATTTGCCATCTATAGTGATCCCAAATACTGACCCATCATCCATTCTTTTAGGTTTTACTTCCATATCAAGCTCCCACTGTCACATTATAATCATGTGCGCCGTACACCTGGGCTGCTTTCTTCTCAAATTCCTTCCTGAATTCAGGATCTGTATTGATACGCCTGTTGCCATACTGGTCAGTTTCGAACTGCATCTTCTTAACCTCTTCCTCTGTCACGCCCCCTGGTGCTGGATTGTCATCAGGATTGACAGGGGCTTGCCTGGTCATGGCTACAAGCTTTTCAAGGGCCTTTACAGAGTCGGCAGAGTTCGCCATATTCTGGAATCCTTCTATCATATTCTCTGGAAGGTTGGCATTAGCCCATGCATTGAGGTTGTCAATCCTCATCTCTGCATTGTTTCCAAGGGCTTGAAGCTCGTTTGCCTTGTAGTCTTCCAGGGCTGAGGACTCTGACATCTTGGCCATGCCGTAAAGCTCCACCATCTTGTCAAAGCTCTCCTGGTTCATGTTGATATCTTTGGCAAAATTCATTGCCTCTGACATGATCGGGTCTTCATTGGTGATCTCTATACCGCCCTCTTTGAGCTGGTCAGATATATTGATCTCAAACGCCTCTGGGGCTCCTGTGAAGCCTCCAAACCTGCCCTCCAGCTCTGAGTATGCCTTTGCCTGTTCTGTAATGTTGGCGTACTTGTCTGCCTTGTACCACTCTGGCTTGTCTCCCTGTCCTGCTACACCGTCGGCATAGTGCCAAGTTGACTCCGCTGCTCCGTCTGCTGTTCCGTTCAATGCCTCTGCAACTGCGCTTGCATCATCCATGTTTGCTGATTCTTCTGACATTTTACTCTCCCCTTTCTACTCGGTTAACGGTTAGGATTATGCCCCTAATGAATCTCTTCTGGCCCTCTCTAATGCCATCCTCCTTGTGGTCTTCTCCACTTACCACTGTTGGGGTCATAATCAAGGCCTCTTTCCACGTCTCAATTAACTCCTTGCCCTCTGGAGTCTGCTCAAATACCTTATGTATGAGGTAGTCAAGCCTTTGTGCGTTGCTCTCGTTCTCGGTCTGCTGCCTTAATGCTTCTTTAGGGTCAAACCCAGAATCAAGATCATCAAAGAAATTATACTCCTCCTGCTGTTGCATCAACTCCCCCTCCCTCTAGTCCTGCGGTTGCTGCCTGTAGAACCTGCTCACCAAATGCCGCTCGCTCTTCCTCACTCCTGATAAGCTCTGCAGGAACGCCCAATTTTTCCTGTGTGTATTTTGGTATCTCCTCCACCTTGACAGACCCTGCCACTATCTCAGGTGGCAGTGTAGACATATTGCCCCACCAGATAGAGAAGTTCTGAAAATCCTCTGTGTCCTCGGACTTGGACAATGGGGATGTCATCTTTAAGGTAACTTGCTTGCCGTCCACAGAAATCGGCTCCACCTTTCCAAGATCACCAAGAATATCCATACAGGCCCTTACCAATGGCTCCACAAGCTCAGTCTTTAACCTGCCGAATGATGCGCCTCTCTGTTTTAAGGCATCCTGCATCCTCAACATCTGCTCTGTTGCAGACTTTACAGGGTCAGTTACCTCTCCTAGTGGGTTCGCAAATAGGGCCTCTTTGATGCTGTTCTGTAGATCCTCAAGGTTAATGCCTCCTATGCCTATATCACCAGCCCTATCCAAAGCCCTCAAGGTAGGATTCGCACTGTTATTACTGGTTACTGGTATAATCGTACCTGGTGCAATCCTGACAGTATGAGGATTAAACACACCGTCATCCACTCCAGTGTATACGCCCGCCATTTGAATGGCTGAGTTCTCTAAGATAAACTGCTTAACCTTGTTGGCTGTCCTGATGTCTGGCAACTTGGTCATGATAGGACCACGGCCAAAGACCTCACCTGGGGTTACATGCCACCTGAAGACTATTAGCCTTCTTGATTTAAAGCTCTGCGTGAATATACAGTCATTCTTATAAAGCACTATTTGCCAGTATAATTCATCCTTTGGATTGTACAACATACCATGGGTGATCTTAATCTTGCAAAGTGGGTTCTTTTTGATCTTCTCTTCAAGCCCTTGTGGTATGACTGCCTCTGGCCATGCCTCCTTGATATGGCTGGCCTGCACCTCTCTTTTTCTCCACACATTCTTGATGGGTCCACTTGCTGGCTGTTCAGGGTGTAGCTCTGCCAGGGGAACATTGGTAAACTTAAGAGTGGATCCTTTCCCAAACTCTCCCTCTTCGACCAGTATTGCACCCGTCCCTACACCTAGATCTGAAAGCCCTGGGGTGATCTCTGTGCTAAAATTAGAGTGATTCAGGTTAGAAAAAAAGGTAGTGGTCGTCTTTTCTAATAGTTTGTCGGTTCTGTCCTTCTCTTCCTTGGGTATCTCGCTGCCTGATTCAAGCTTCATCCACTCCATCCAGGAAGGTATAACAGAACCCTGTATCCTGTTTGCAAAAGTCACCAGCCCATCTACAGCCGTACTGTCAAAGATATGCCTATTCTTTCTCTGCCCTGGGCTCCAGAACCTAAAGGTTTCTCTTTGTGGTGCTGCAAAGTCAAACGCCTCTTGATGCAGTGACCTCCAAAGCTCCCAATTATCTTGGGCCTTGCTTGATCTCTTCTTTAGGGCTTTTACATCACCCAGACCAGCCGGAATCTTGTTACTCATCATACACCCCCTAAGTTCGGAACTCCTCTTTGGCTAGTCTTAACCAAGAGAGACCTGCCTCCAGCACGTTTTGCCCTGGCCCGCCTCTCCTCTACTTCGCTTGTAGACTCTGCAAGCCTCTGTTTCTCCTGAGCCTCTTGGGCTGCTATTGCCTCGGCTTGTTTCTGCCGTTCCCCTGCTGCCACCTTCTCTTGGTGGGATATGGCTTTTTCGGTCTTCCTTTGTCTGCCTACAACTGTCCCTAGCTTCTCATCCAATGGAGTTGATACACCGCCCATAATTATACTACTCCTTTTCCTCTCCCCTTAGAGGTTTTAAGCATGGAGGCCACATTGACCTCCTTCTTTTTTGCGCTTGCTTCTCGGTTATCCTTCATCTTATCCTTGCCTAGATACCCGTTCTTTTCCATGTCCTTTTTAACCATTTCCATTGCCATTGCTATTCCCCTTCATTAGGTATTTATATAACTGCCATGGTGTCATTATCCAGAAATCTTTAATCCCCAATACGCTCTTGACTACCTCTACACAGGTAAAAAAACAAAGCCCCCATCTTGGTTTATTCGACACATACGCCCTTACGGGTACTATAACTGCATTTACCCCTGCATACTGCCTGGGGTGTGGGTAATCCTCAACAAACTCAGTCTGCACGCTCAAATGTGATACTGTGGGGTTAATTATATGCCAAAAATGGCCCCCTGTGCTTTTCATCATAACATAACAGTGACTTATCTGCTTATTAAAAAATGTCATCACCCAATGCTTGTAGGTTGACTTGGTAAAGACCACATAACAATCAATCTTTGTTTTTTGGCTCTGTTCCATTAATCAAACACGTTAAATTCCACTGGCGCAATTGGTGCCTGTGATGGTGTGGCTCTCTTGGTTAATGCCAATCTATCATTCCATGCCTGGGCCATTTGTCTAAATGCGTCTGCATCATTAGAAGACCAATCATGTACAGGTTCATCCTTGTAACATTGGTTCTTTTCATCATATGCCCTGTGATAGCTTGCTAATGCACTAATACCCTGCTCACATCTTGTCTCATCAAACCAGCACCTTGCAAATAGTCTCCTAGTCGCCTCTATGCTGTCATTCAGGTCTGTGGTCCTGTCCACTACCCTAAA